ATAAAAGAAGCGATAAAAAATCTGAACAGTATTGGCAGAGAGAAGACTTACCAAGAGAGCTGTCAAAGATACAATCAATTTTCCATTGGAATGAAATGCCGTCACAATTTAAAGATAGATTGGTAGACTACATTGAGAATGAATTTGACTATAGAGAGCGTGGCTTTTGGTTTATGAATAATGGAGAGCCAACGTATATTACAGGTTCTCATTATATGTACTTACAATGGGCAAGTATTGATGTTGGATATCCTGACTTTCGAGAAGCTAATAGAATATATTGGATTTATTGGGAAGCGTGTCGTGCTGACAATAGGTCGTTTGGAATGATATACCTAAAGATAAGACGTTCAGGATTTTCTTTTATGGCATCTTCTGAATGTATTAATGTTGGAACTCTTGCAAGAGATTCAAGAGTTGGAATACTATCTAAAACAGGAGCGGATGCTAAAAAAATGTTTACAGACAAAGTTGTTCCAATTAATAGTAGACTTCCATTTTTCTTTAAGCCTATTATGGATGGTATGGACAAACCAAAAACTGAGTTGTCTTTCCGTATACCTGCATCAAAGATTACAAAAAAGAACATGTATAATTCTGAGGAAGATACAATTGAGGGGTTAGATACATCAATAGATTGGAAGAATACAGAAGACAACTCTTATGACGGAGAAAAGCTATTGTTCTTAGCTCATGACGAGAGTGGAAAATGGCTACGACCAAACAACATTAAAGAAAATTGGCGAGTAACTAAAACTTGTCTTAGATTGGGTTCTAAGATTATTGGTAAGTGTATGATGGGTTCAACCTCAAATGCTTTATCAAAAGGTGGTAGTAACTTTAAAGATATCTATGAAGATTCTTCGGTACTACATAGAAATGCAAATGGGCAAACTAAAAGTGGACTATACTCATTGTTTATTCCTATGGAATGGAATATGGAAGGGTTCATTGACTTATATGGTATGCCTGTATTTAATGCTCCTGAAGAACCAATAATAGGAGTAGATAAGGTATTAATAAAGAATGGTGCTATTGATTATTGGGAGGCGGAAGTTGATTCGTTAAAGAGTGATGCTGACGCATTAAATGAATTTTATCGTCAGTTTCCAAGAACAGAATCACACGCTTTTAGAGATGAAAGTAAGCAATCTATATTTAATCTAACAAAGATATATCAGCAAATTGATTACAATGATTCAACAATAAGAGAACACCATACCACTCGTGGCAGCTTTCATTGGAGAGATGGTATACAAGACTCAAAGGTTGTATGGACACCTGATTCAAGGGGAAGATTTTCCGTGAGTTGGATTCCAAGTAAATCAATACAGAACAATGTATACAATAGAAATGGTACTGCTCATCCCGGCAATGAGCATATTGGGTCATTTGGATGTGACTCATATGATATATCTGCTGTAGTAGGTGGTAGAGGTTCAAACGGATCGTTACATGGCATGACAAAATTCCATATGGATGAAGCTCCTGTAAATGAATTTTTTTTAGAGTATATTGCAAGACCGCAAACTGCTGAGATATTTTTTGAGGAAGTATTAATGGCTTGTATTTTTTATGGTATGCCTATATTAATAGAAAACAATAAGCCAAGGCTACTATATCATTTTAAAAATAGAGGATATAGGGGGTTTTGTTTGAATAGACCTGATAAGCTATACAATAAGCTGTCTAAGACAGAACGTGAACTTGGTGGTATACCAAACTCATCTGAAGATGTAAAGCAATCACACGCGTCTGCTATTGAATCATATATAGAGAAGTTTATAGGAATGGACTTAGCAGGAAACTACAGGGATTCAGATGAAATAGGTACAATGCCTTTTACAAGAACATTAGAGGATTGGGCTAAATTTGATATAAACGATAGAACTAAGTTTGACGCTTCAATTAGCTCGGGATTAGCTATAATGGCTAATCAAAAACATATATATATACCGGAGAAAAAAGAATCAAAAATTAGCATTAACTTTGCAAGATATAGTAATGATGGAAATACAAGTCAATTAATTGAATGAAAGATACGATAATAGACATAACATCTGCTTCATTCCCAAGTCAGTTAGCAACAGACAGCGAAAAAGCAACAGAAAAATTTGGCCTTCAAGTTGGACAAGCTATTCAATATGAATGGTTTAGAAAGGATGGCGGGTCTTGTAGATTTTATAATCAATGGAGAGATTTCCATAGACTCAGACTGTATGCTCGTGGAGAACAGTCTATTGTAAAATACAAAAATGAATTAGCGATTGATGGTGACTTATCTTACTTAAATTTAGATTGGACACCTGTTCCTATTCTTCCAAAGTTTGTAGATATTGTAGTTAATGGTATGTCAGATAGACTATTTAAAGTTAAGGCATATTCTCAAGACGCAATGTCGCAACAAAAAAGAAGCAGATTCCAAGATATGGTTGAAGGACAAATGGTAGCAAAAGCTCCACTTGAAGTTATTCAACAAAAAACAGGAGTCAATCCATTCATTATGCCCCCTGAAGATTTACCTAAATCAGATGAGGAGTTAATGCTTTATATGCAGTTAAATTACAAACCTGCTATTGAGATTGCTGAAGAAGAAGCTATTAATACAATCTTTGATGAAAACCATTATCAAGATACTAGAAAAAGAATAGACTATGACTTAACGGTAATAGGTATTGGTATAGCAAAACACGAATTTCTTTTAGGTTCGGGTGTAAACGTTTCATATGTAGACCCTGCTAATGTTGTTTATAGTTATACTGAGTCACCAACTTTTGATGATTGTTTTTATTGGGGTGAAATTAAAACGCTTCCAATTACAGAATTATTAAAGATTAAACCTACATTAAAAAAAGAAGAGTTAGAAAGAATATCTAAAAGCAGTCAAGGTTGGTATGACTATTATAATGTATCTCAATTTTACGAGAATAGTTTATTTTCTCAAGATACTTGTACGCTACTTTATTTTAATTATAAAACAACAAAGAAAGTAGTATATAAAAAGAAATTACTTGAAGGTGGTGGTTCAAGGGTTATTGAAAAAGATGACACCTTTAATCCTCCTGCTGAAATGATGGAGGAAAACAATTTTGTTAAAATTGAAAAGACCATTGATGTTTGGTATGATGGTGTAATGGTAATGGGAACAAATATTCTCATTAAATGGGAAATGGCTCAAAATATGGTTCGCCCTAAATCATCATCTCAACATGCACTACCAAATTACGTTGCTAATGCTCCAAGAATGTATAAGGGTAACATAGAGTCTTTAGTTAGACGAATGATACCATTTACTGACTTAATACAAATAACGCATTTAAAACTACAGCAAGTAATTGCAAGAGTTGTTCCTGATGGTGTTTTTATTGACGCTGACGGATTAAATGAAGTAGACTTGGGTACAGGTGCTGCATACAACCCTGAAGATGCATTAAGATTGTATTTTCAAACAGGTAGTGTTATTGGAAGAAGTTATACTCAAGAGGGTGACTTTAACAATGCAAAAGTTCCTATTACTCAATTAACTTCAAATTCAGGGTTAAGTAAAACCCAAATGTTAATATCTAATTACAACCATTATATGGATATGATTAGGTCTGTGACGGGATTGAATGAGGCAAGAGATGGAAGTACGCCTGACCCTAATTCATTAGTAGGAGTTCAAAAATTAGCGGCATTAAATTCTAATACTGCTACAAGACATATCCTTGAAGGTGGTTTATATATCTATAGAAGTTTAGCAGAAGCATTAACTTATAGAGTAGGAGATATATTAGAGTATGCTGATTTTAAAGATGATTTTGCAAATAAAATTGGAAAATATAATGTATCAATATTAAATGATATTTCCGATTTGTATATTTATGACTTTGGAATTTTTATTGAAGTATCTCCTGATGAAGAACAAAAAGCACAGCTTGAAGCAAACATACAAATGGCTTTATCTAAGGGCGATATAAATCTTGAAGATGCTATTGATATTCGAGAGTTGAGAAATCTTAAACTTGCAAATCAATTGTTGAAGATGAAGAGAAGTCAGAAGCAAGATAGGGAAGACCAAAATAAAATGCAGATGCAAGCAATGCAAGCGCAGCAGCAATTGAAGTCTCAAGAAATGGCAATGCAAACTGCTATTCAAAAAATACAAATGGAATCTGATGCTAAGTTAAAATTAAAGCAAGCAGAGGTTCAGTTTAGTATTCAGCAATTAACAGCAGAAGCTCAACTCAAAAAAGAATTGATGGCAGTAGAGTTTGATTACAATATGCAATTAGGTGGCTTACAGCAAAACAACTTGAAGACTAGAGAGAATGAGAGAGAAGATGCTAAAGCAAAAAGAATAAGCCAACAAAATACTGAACAATCAAAATTAATAAATCAAAGAAAGAATAATCTATCTCCTATAGACTTCCAAAACAGTGAAGATGATTTAGATGGATTCAATGTTCCTCAAGGTAGACCTATGACTTTTGAGTCAAATGAAGATAGTTTAGATGGATTTGATATGGGGGAATTTTCACCTCGTTAAAATATTAAATTTTTTTATATAACTTTGTAAAAAATAAAATCAAATAAAATGGAAATGAAAGTTAGATTGCTAGACGGAGCAGAAGAAAAAAGTGTTGCTCAAATAGAAGAAGAATTACTTGCAAAGCACGAAGAGTCATTATCGACAGATAATAATTTTGAACCGCAAGAACAAGAACAAGAGCAGGGACAAGAATTTGAACCTGAAGAAGAATTAAGCGAAGAAAGAGTTCTTTCATATATTGGAAAAAGATATAATAAAGAAATTAATTCATTTGATGAATTAATGGCTGAAAGAAATATCACAGAAGAAATTCCTTCCGATGTTGCTGCTTATATGAAATATAAGAAGGACACAGGAAGAGGGTTTGAAGATTACATAAAGTTAAATAAGGATTTTGACAATATGGATTCTGATGACCTATTAAAGCAATATCTACATTCTACAAATTCAGATTTGGATTCAGATGATATAGATGCATTAATGGAAGATTATTATTTCGATGAAGATTTAGATGATGATTCTTTTATTAAGAAAACAAAGATTGCAAAGAAAAAGGCTATTGGAGAAGCTAAGAAATACTTCAATCAACAGAAAGAACAATACTCTACACCCCTTGAGTCAAGAGGTTTAGATGTTCCCGATGAAGAAAAGGAAGTATTTGAAGCATACAAACAATACACAAAAGAAGCAGCGACTATTGAGGAATCAAACAAGCGTAAGCGAGAATGGTTCGACCAAAAGACAAATGAAGTTTTGAACGATGATTTCAAAGGTTTTGATTTCAACATAAACGACAAGAAATTTTCATTTTCTCCCGGTAATCTAAGCGAGATTAAAAAAAATCATTCATCACCACAAAACTTTATTAATAAGTTTTTAGATGAGAATGGTTTAATGAAAGACGCAGAAGGATATCACAAATCGTTAGCTATGGCAATGAACCCTGAAAAGTTTGCTAAGTTCTTTTATGAACAAGGACAAGCTGATGCAACGGATGATGTTACGCGTAAGATAAAAAACATAAACATGTCTGAGCGTAAAGTATCTGAAGCAGGTTCAAGAGCCGAAGGCGTACAGGTCAAGTCTCTAAGCCCTGACTCCGGAAACGGACTAAAAATTAGAAGTATAAAAAGAATATAAAAACTAAAACAAAAAAAAATGGCAGTTTTATCTACCCCCGGGTTTAACTTGCAGCCAAGTGCAGAGCAAGTTCCCTTATCAACAAATTACATAACAAACTTTAACTTTTTAAATCAGTATCTTCCTGATACTTATGAGAAAGAATTTGAGCGTTATGGCAATCGTACAGTATCTTCATTCTTACGTTTAGTAGGAGCTGAGATGCCATCAAATTCAGACAAAATAATTTGGGCTGAACAAGGTCGTCTACATACTAAGTACACGAGCTGTCTTACATCAGGAGCTGTAGGAACAACAACAATAATTTTTACTATTTCAGACCCGGGAGCTACTACGGCAGCTATTCGAGTTGGACAAACTTTATTGATTCAAGACAATGCAACAGGATTAAGTAACAAAGCAATTGTTACAGTTGTTTCAGGTTTAGTTGTTACAATAGCTTTCTATGAGACTACTCCTTCTATTGTTAACGCAATGACTTGTACTGTATTTGTTTACGGTTCTGAATTTAAAAAAGGAACACCCGGAATGCAAGGTTCTTTGGAAGCTGAAGATGAAATCTTTACTAACAAGCCTATTATCATCAAAGACAAGTATGCAGTAAATGGTTCAGACATGGCTCAAATTGGTTGGGTTGAAGTAACTACTGAAAATGGTGCTTCAGGATACCTTTGGTATTTGAAATCAGAGCATGAAACTCGTTTACGTTTTGAAGACTATCTTGAAACTGCAATGATTGAAGCAGTTCCTGTTCAGTCAGCCGCTTCAGGTGCAGCAGCAGTAGTTGGAACAGCAGGAGGTTCAGAAGGTGTTTTCTATGTAGTAAATAGCCGTGGAAATGTATGGGGCGGTGGTAATCCAACAACTCTTGCTGATTGGGACACTGTTATCTCTCGTTTAGATAAGCAAGGTGCTATTGAAGAAAACGTACTATTTGTTAATCGTGATTTTGGATTTGACATTGACGATATGTTAGCAGCACAAAACTCTTATGGAGCAGGTGGTACTTCTTATGGTCTATTTGACAATGACAAAGACATGGCTTTAAACTTAGGCTTTACAGGATTCCGAAGAGGTTATGATTTCTACAAGACTGATTGGAAATACTTAAATGACCCAACAATGCGTGGAGGAATGTCTACTGCTGCAGCTTCTAAAGCTGTTACAGGACTACTTGTTCCTGCAGGTTCAACTAATGTATATGACCAAATTATGGGTAAAAATGCAAAGCGACCTTTCTTACATGTTAGATATCGTGCTTCTGAAGCAGAAGATAGAAAATATAAGACTTGGATTACAGGTTCAGCCGGAGGTGCTCAAACTAGTGACTTAGATGCAATGGAAGTTAACTTCTTATCTGAGCGTGCTGTTTGTACTTTAGGTGCGAATAACTTTGTATTATTCCGTTACGGAGCATAATAACAAATGATTAAATCAAGAGAGGGACATCAGTGTCCCTCTCTATTTTTTTAGTAACAACTTAAATTAAATAAAATGAAAAAAAACACAACAACAGTAGATAAGACCTACAAGTTAAAAAGTAATGCAACGCCAATATCTTTTACGTTGCCATCTAGAAATACATCTAGATTTCCACTTCTTCACTTTGATGAAGAACAAAACACAAACAGAGCACTTCGTTATGCAAGAAATCAAAAGTCACCATTTGAAGATGAGCAAGATGGAAATTTTCTTCTTGAACCTGTTATTTTTGACGATGGATTTTTAAATGTTCCAAGAACAAATCCTGTTCTACAACAATTCCTACATTATCATCCCATGAATGGAAGTGTTTTTGTAGAAGTAGACAAGACAGTTGATGCTGCAAAAGAAGTTGAAGATTTAAACTTTGAAGTAGACGCATTAATTGAAGCAAGACAGTTAAGCATTGAGCAACTTGAAGTAGTAAGTAGAGTAATGTTTCAAAAAGATGTTACAACCGTATCAACTGCAGAGTTGCGTAGAGATGTATTAATATATGCTAAAAAAGAACCTAAGTCATTTTTAGAAATACTTAATGACCCTTTACTTAAATTACAATCAAATGTGCAATTATTTTTTGCTCATAATTTATTGCAATTTAGAAATGGACAAAGAGAAGTATGGTTCAATACAAAGAGCAATAAGAAGAAAATGATGGGCATACCATTTGGTGAAGACCCATATGAAACAGTTGCTTTATTCTTAAAGTCAGATGAAGGGATAGAGGTTTTAAAGTTCTTAGAAATAAGTCTAAAATAATTGCTATATTTGCATTGTTATTAACAACTAAAACATTTTAAAATGAACAGAAAATTTTTACAATTTACTATTGGAGCAGCGAGTTCTTTAGTAAAACATTTATTCTCAGCTAACGCTGATTATTTTATCACAATGCCTAGTACTAGTACATTGTTGTTTCATGCTTATTCAGCACATGCAGCGTCTGATGTAATTACAATTACGTTTACTACTGCTGATGCTACTTATGCATCACACTATGCAGTTATTGATGCATTAGCTCTTGCTAATAGTCCGGGGTCTAGTCCTACTTCGATTATTGTTCCTGCATTACCAATGGTTGGAGC